GCCCGCAAGTAAGAGAATACATCTAAATACGCTGTTGTCATATTAAGCCAACGTTATTCCGTCAAGAACTAACTGACCTCCCATAAATTGGCAGGCAATTGACTCATTAGTAAAAGCCGCATACTGCCATTGAGTCTGATGTCCCTGATCAGGAGGATACTCACGTGCCCACATTTCGCGGTTGTACTCAACACGAAGAACTGGCTTTGTGATCTCTGCAACTGGGAAGGGCAACTCATAGGATGCAAAGAAGATTGTTCCTTGAGGCAAGTACGGAAGCATCACAATGTCAATCAAGCGTCCAGTCACTGGGTTAATGTACTTCACAGCCCTAAAGCCGACTGTCAAGTCACCTTGACCAGGGCCATTATTAGACACGACACGGTATGCCGTAGCGGTACTAACAATGTTTGTCACTTGACGAGCATCCTTGATACTGACATACATCTTGCCAGGGTTGGCACGGGCATTCAGGAATGCAGTCTCCAGAAGCGTGTCAATTGCAGTCTGAGTAAGCGTGCCCCCGAGAGTCTTAACCTGAGAAGTCATGCCGCCAATCCCAAGGGTGGAACCCACGCCTGCATATTTGTAGATGAGAGCAAGGAAACCATCAAAGGTAAGCGGTTTGCCAAGTGTCTTGGCCTCTGTGCTTTTGAACTGGATAGCCGTGTTGCCCGCTGTAACTACGGTAGAGTAAGCCGTACCACTTGTTGCAGGATCAGCAGTCATGATAGCCGTCTGATATCCAGGAGTGATACCGCCGATGTCATTCAGTGCAGTTGCGCTACCAAACTGTGTAGTCGCACTCTGAAGCCACATGGCAGTCGTAGCTGGCTGTGTAGAGCCCGTCCCACAATAGACGTTATATTTTGTTGCGCCAGGAACACGGAAGATTGTAAGTGTCATGGTTCCGGTACCAGTGGTTGCGGCTTTGGGGAATGTCGTACTTGCAGCAAGCGTCTCACCATTAGCATTGACAGCAGTTATTGCGAACCAACAGGTAGAAGAGGAAACAGAGCCACCTGTGTTAGCTCCCACTACAACAGGTACAGGAGGTGCCCACAAGTTCTGTCCACCCTGGATATAGGCAATCTCTTGCCCAAGCATTAAGCTTGGAATGAGCTTAGATACGATCTTTGCCCTGAGATCGGGCTCAAAGAGTCGCCCATACAGCTCACTCTCTTCAGTGATCTCATCTCCCCATGCGAGGGTTTTGAAGACATTGGAGAAGTCCGCCCATTGGTAAATTGCATGCTGTGGAGCACCTTGCTGCTGCAAGATAAAGTTACCCAGTGCAGGCCCATTCCCATTGAACACATCTAGAATGGTACGCCAGTTCATCACGTCAATACCCATTCCAGGCACACGCGGCAAATCATTCTTGAACGGCGTATCCAGAGGCATGATGAACTTTGCGCCATCCTCTAGATAGTATCCTGTCCACTGGCTGTTGTTGCCTACATAGAGCTGATCTCTAGTGAGTTGTCCGCTCTGCAACTGGTTAATGGTCTGAACATTCAAGCCTTGAACGCCTGGGCCAGCGCCTTGTTTAACGCGTTCTAGAACCTCTGGAGTAATCTCCTGTCCTTGTTGCCAGACACCCGCGCCACGCTTTGCCCTAGCGGCTTGCAATGCCTGATAGGCCAACACATCACCATCTTCGAACAAGCCTTCCTGTAGCACTCCTACAGGCTTCTGGGTATCTCCTACTTGGAGCTTTGTATTCTCAGGGAGTTGACTCTTGTCAATTCCCGTTTCACTTACAGTCATTTTGCATTACCTCATTCCCTGCATTGGCCTTAGCATCAATGCAGCTGCTGCTATTTGATCATCGGGACTTCTAAAAGCTCCATTTGCATGCAATCTCTCAAGTACTTCTCGTTCTACTTGACCTCTAGATGATGTGGAGACTTCCGGTTGATAGGGGGTACTTTTGTCATAGGGGCGAGCGCCATTCTGAATAGGGCCACCAGGCAAGGGGGTCTTGGCTATTGCGGTCACCTGATCTTTTACGGCTGACAATTCAGCACGTACTTCATCTAGTGTTGTCGCGCTTGCCATACGCTCTAATATTGCCTTCGTTTCATTTAATAAATCTTGTGTCTTTTTGAGTTCGTCTAGACTTGCTCGTATTTCTTCATAATGTGTATCGAATTGAGCATAACGAGCAAGGATTGATTGATGCCTTTGGTAGACAGGCGCAAGCGATCGCTCTAGAGCAGGCGCTATGGCTCGCTGCATACGCTCCTGGAGCTGCTTTGCGTCATTATCGGGGTCGTCTATGCCCATCCAATCGACATCGCCATCATTGTCAGGATCAATCATCTTGGATGCTTTAGTGCACGACTCACATCCGCACGTATCCATCATGGACTTAGCGCCCTTTAAGACGCCCCCAATAGCGCCATGCATAGATTTTTGTGTTGCACTCGAAATAGACTTGCCAACGCGCTCTTCCTCTGGAGTATCGACCCCTTGCAAGGAGGATGCCTGCTCAGGTTCAGAGTCGTCTATGATATCTTCAAGCATGCCGTCTGCTCGCATAACAATACGGGCGTCTGATCCTGGACAAGAGGGATTGTCCACATAGGAGAGTTCAGCAAGCTCATAATCGGTGATTGCTGGATAGCTCTTGCCTTGATAGTTCATGCGTCCCATCTTGACCGATCCCGCACCCACACTGAAACCGTTCAGTACGCCTTCCTGGAACTTTATCCAGGTATCAGGGGCTCCCTTGCTCACCCGCGTCCTGACCAGCACACGCTTGCCAATATCGTCAAAGTCAAGCGAGATACCCTTGCCAGCAGCTTTTTTGCCATGCATTTCGCGTACGTTAGCGTATCTGCTTAACCAATTTTGAAATGCTTTCTTAGATGCCTCATAGGTAAATATTGTTCCGAATGTATCAGGAACTTCAGCAGTTGCCTGTCCTTCCACAATCCATTCGTCATCCTCACGGCGTGACATGTAGGAGATAGGCATGTAGAGGGCGTGCAATTCAGCTTCTCCTGAGCGCTCTTCCTTCTTGTCGCCTTCCTGCCAACTTTCAGGGAGCGTGAAACCCTTGCGTTTTGCAATGGCCTTAGCTTTTGCTTTTACAGCATCAGGGTCAGCAGCATGTCCAATAAGCTTAGCAGCCGCATCAAGTTGTGCTTGTGAAGTTATCGGGAATGAACGTTCTGGGCCAGCAAAATCAGAGGCGTCATAGGAGTCACGCTCTTTTTGAGGTATGTAGCGCTGTATGACTCCCTCTGGATAGATTGCTACCCGTTCCAGGTTTCCTTCTTTGTCTACTTCCATAAAAATAAGCCAAACCTTTTCTATTTAGGTTTGGCTCAGGCTCTTTGGCTCAGGCTCTTGGATGTTATTCAATTGGGCCGCACGGCGGGACTCGAACCCGCGACCTCCCTAGCACTCCTAGGGCGGATTACCACCATCCTCCGTGCTGCATATATGTTGCATCTAGTATAGCATACGCTTTTCAGTAATACTAGGTATCTGTTCCTGACTTTCTTCTAAAGATTGCCACATATGATTAATGGTTTCCTTTGAAAAGCGGTGCTCGGCATTGCATCTATTGCACCATAAATATATGCCATCATTATCAATATTGGCTAGCTTCTTTCGCGTATGGTTACACAGTACGGATTGCTTTATCATGTATTACCTCTTTCCAATTCGGAACGATGCTCTTCACCCCATTTCATGAGCGTCATAAACTGCTCAGGAGATAACCATACCTCATCATGGCTGCCATATTTATTTGTGTACTCCTCGTCATGCCCAATTCGCACACTATTCACTACTCCCATGATTTCGATATGCTGCACAATATAGGTATTATTGCCAGGAAGAATAGTTTCACTCATATTGTCACCTCTCCGGTATCATAACGAGACACCTGCAATTTGGGTGGGCTGGTGGATTTTCATGTCCTGACTCAAATGCATCTCCGATATCAATTGGCCCCTGCTCTTCGTTGTCCATGCAGAGGGGACAGGCACCAGGGGAAGTGATCCACACGACTTGCTCCACGCCGTTTCTCTTGAGTGTCGTCATCACTGCACTCTCAAATGCATCATGCACTTCAGTTACGGCTATGACTTCTGGCAATGAGTCGAATAGCGCTTCTAGTGCATCTTCTGGGGACTCCTCATTCTCTAATGCGCTTGAAATAAGATCAGTTATCCTTGCAAGGATGCTTTTGATGATGTCCCGTGCCCGCTTCAGGAACAGAATGATTAGAGCAGAAATCGCCACATCTTCAGAGGATACAGCACGTTCATGGTGCTTAATCATCGTAAGAGCCTGTTCCTGGCCCGCTTCATCCGCTTGTGATAGAACATTGGCAAGCTCGTTTTCAAGGGATATCTTGGCCTTCTCAGTGACAAAGAATTTCTTCCCTGAGAACTTGCCGCTCTTGAGGAAGACCGACACTAGGTGAGCTGCACGCTTCTCCAGTTGATCTTGCTTTTCATCAGGAGGCCGCCACTCTCGGCGGCTTCGAGTTTTGGGCTTGCGTCCCTTTCCTGGACTTCTCTGAAGACGGCTTTTATGTCGTCAGGCGTCTTACACCGTTCAAGGTCTCTGGAAATATTGTCTCTTTCTGTAGAAGAGATAACAGAACTTTCAAAGGAACGTGCACTTCTTCCCCGTTCCATGTCATGCAGCGCACAAATACGCCATCGCTTGAGTTCAGCACGCCGATTACTCTCGTCGGCTTGTCTTCCTCTTCCTTTTTCATTGCTAGCCTCTGGAATACTTGTTCCATCTATTCTTTCTCCATTTCCAGAGGTATGATCATCGGTTGGGTGTTCGCTTGATCTGAGGTCGTGAGCATTATCCTTGTCTCTTTGATCGTGAACTCTCCCTGATAGTTGATGTGCGTCGTCTGATCGGTCGAATAACTGATGCTCACTATCGATTGCTCGGCTAGTGGCGGATTTGTCACCACTTCGTTTCCCTGCATCTCCATCTCCTTCATCCTCTCTAGTGTCTCCTTTTGCTTGCGTTTGACTGCCTTCCTTACCCGCCTTATCACCTTTAGGACTTCCTGTTGTGTCATCTTTCTCTTCCTTCCCTTGCAAAGGGGGTGCTCCCCCTGGATTTTGAGCGGCAAACTGCAAACCTGCTACCTGTGACTGCTGCTGGAGTGTCCTCATCTGCGAACCTTCCTCATAATCTATAAGAAAGATCGGACCATCCTTGCCAAGGATAAAAGGACCCGTCTTTGGCACATCAGGTAGCCCCATCTTGTGAGCTACATCAGAAGGCGCTATGGCCCCAATACTCGTGAGGATTTGGAAGCCCGCAGCCTGCGTGTTAAAATCTTCCTCCTCCTCATAACCAGTAAAGCTCGCAATAAGCCTATCATCATGAAATTCAGTTCTAATAATATTAGTAATAATATTATGTGCATATACGCTCACAATTGGAAACAATGTACGCCGATACATCATATTCTGCTGGCCCTGATCAGAGGATTTATGAATGTCCTCAACAAAACCAATGTCAGCAAGCGAGATGCCATACACACCACAGGAGATCTTGTAAAGGAAGTAATCAAAGTCCGTGAGGATGTCCCCTTTGTCGGTTGGGACGTACTTCATTCCAGGTTGGGTAAATTTGATGCGGACCTGTTGCTGAACGTTGCCAGCGATAAGCGCGTTCCAGAGTTGCTCATATGCTTCAATCTGGTCAGGAGTCCACACGCTCTCCGCTGGCACTTCCATGATACCTGTCGGGATATTGCCTTCTGTAAACATGGCTAGGTCGCGCTTCTTCTTGCGTAGGGCCTGGTTAACCTCCATCATAAAGCGTTCCACGCGCCCGAACCCGTACGGCGTATCAGACTGTGGCGTCTCCTGATAGTGGATCATCTCATCAGACGTGTAAATGTCCCCTGGAATGCCCCAGGGGAATTGCTGGCAAGATCCTAGAGGAGGTTCGGGAGGGCGTCCCCAATCGTCTAAGAGAGGCTTGATATAGTCCCCTGCAACCACTTCTAGAGCATATAATCCACCACCACGTGTCCGCCTCTTATATAAATACATCTCATCTATTTGCGTCTGATCCCGTATCATCATTTTTATCCATGAATGCAAGTCATGATTTTTGTCTGGCTTTTCAAAGAAAGTTAAAATCTTCGATATGGATTTCTGTATATCTGTATCGCTGTCATTCATGCCCTGTGCTTTAAGTTCTGGCCTCAGTCCAATGGTTAGTTTAAGCCCATGAACCATGTCGAGCCATACCCGCTCTGGTAAGGTTATGCCACTATATAGCTTGGCAAGCATCCTAAGCTGTTTGAAAGAAGGGATGTCCACCATTCCCATAGAGCGATCCACGCCTGACGTATTGATCGCGAGTGGGAAGCTCCACTGCCTAGGCACCCCATCAGGATTTACGCCTGGTTGGGTTTGAAGCGGGATACCAGGGGAATAGAGAATATTGTTGGGGCCAGACTGAGCTTTGGCAAGCAGAGCGGCAACCTGCTGCTGAATATTGCTCGCATTATAACTGGGCATGTTGCCCATGGGGGACTTGGCCCGTTGTATCTTTTTGCGCTTGCTTGCTCTGCTCATTGGTTAGTTCTCCTTAGGTGGGTTAAGTATCTCTAAGGCTTCCGCACCGTAGCATTCACCGTTGTCTACCAAATACTCATCTTGAGTCTCTTGCTTCATGGGCCATTCGATCATATCAGGTATGGGAGCTATCATTTCTTCCGCTGTATATCCGTGAAGTTCCTGATATCCACTATGCTCAAATGCATCTAAGCAGTTCAGCTTAAACACTGAATGACAAACAAGGTCATAGGCCCGTCGCGCTATAACTCGATAAAGATGCTCTCTATCACAATCCTTTAGTTGACCAATCTCAACATAGGGATGATCTTCAAGCTCTTTCCATAACGCCTTAGCAAACCCCTGGAATTGTCTATCACGCTCACTCATCCCTCCTCCTCCCTAGGCCATTTAATCATGTCGGGTATTTCTTTCATTGCATCATCAATAAACAGTACACACGCCATCTCTTCCGTAGTAATGTTCATAATATGCCTTGCAAAATCGTAAGCGCGACATGCTATAACTTTATGCCACTCCTGCTCTATCTCATCTAGAGTCAATCCTTCACGACTAGTCAGATATTTGATTAACTCATCTGTAAGCAATTTAGCAAAGCCAGCAAACTGTGTATCACGTGAATTGTTACTAATTGGAGCAATGTCTGGTGGACATTTACACCACTGAGAAGCAAAATACAATGCTTCAGTTACATCTTCTAATGCAACCATTTGTAACTTCTTGCACTTATCGCAATACTCTTTTCTACTCATTGTGGCGCTCCTAATCCTGGATGTGGGACATGTGGTGAGGGGCTCCCATCTGGTAAAGAAGTTTGCTTTACAGGCCCATTCTTGTTGTGCCCTGGAGTATGCCAAATTGCGAAACACCCTTCAGAACAAAAATGCTTTGCTGTATTAGAGTCACTTGCGTGAACGGTTCTAACCCATTCACGCTCAGATAAATATTTTCCGCAAACATCACACAGGATTACCTTAATCTCCATTCTTATATGCCTCTATAATGGGTAATATGTGCGCTACTTCGTCACGATCAGATTGTTTAGATCCCTCAGTTAGATGACTATAGGGCAACTCACACAAATCCTGCCATCGCTCCACATATTCCGATGGGATTGTTACCGATCCATCGGGGTTTGTCTCACAAATAGAGAACAACCACATCATCCACCGTGCCCATGACGCGTGCTCTTTGTCTGCAAGTTGTTCAATCAATTCCTCTTTAGTCATTGCTTGCCTCTCTACTTGGTCTCAAAATAGCTACTGTAAATGCCGATTTAACGTACCTATTCCTCATCGGGCCACTCTGTCATGTCTGAGATATCGTCTTCCACTATCCTGTTTACTGAATGTCCATTCTCCATACGCCACTCTATATAGTCTCTGTTGTGGAGGATATCAAGATTGTCCACTGCATGACAAACAAAATCGTAAACGCGACGTGCTATAAGTGTTTGAATGGTCTTCTGATATTGTTCAACTGAACAGATATCCCTAGCAAGAGCCCCTATACCTTTATCATTCGGTTTATTATGTATTTCATCAGTTGTTCTATCCATCTCATCCATGAGCAACTTAGCAAACCCCTGGAATTGTGTATCACGCTCACTCACCCCTCTACCTCCTTTGGCCACTCTGTCATATCTGGTATGGGTGCTATCATGTCCTCTGAAAAATGTCCGTAATCATCCATATATTCACCAGCCTCAAATGCCCCAAGGATTTTTAGCTCATGTACAGAATGATTAACCAGATCGTAAGCGCGACGGGTTATGATTTTCTTGATGAGCACAAGTTGTTGATCTCGATCAGAGTCATCTGCTCCCTCAAAGATGAAACCCGCGTCTCCTAGCTCATTAAGCAGCAGCTTAGCAAATCGCCTGAATTGTGTGTCTCGTGGACTATCACTCATATCATGCTCTCCCTTGCAAGGGGTTCCTGTTCATCGTGGATGCTCCCTACTACCTCAGCATATTCATGAACATTCCAAAGATCAGTAAACTCGCCATCAAAGAAACTCGCAAATGAGATAGATCCTTGAAGGACCCAAGCACCCTTATCAAAGATGATAGGGTACTCTTCATCCCGCCAGAGAACGATGTCCCCTTCATAGATCTCTTTGCCATGTTTGTCCAATAAACCTGTGTATTGCATAAGAGTGATAAAGTGATCAACATTCCACCCTATAATCTCATCTTCTCTGAACGAGCCGCTATCAACAGCAATAGGCAATCCATGGAGACCTACAGCGAGTAACGTATTGCTGCCCTTCGCTTCTTCAGCATAGATCATCTCCTTTTCCCGCGTGTCCCATGCCCTAAACTTAAATTCTCTCACCTGTATTACCTCTTTAATGCTACGGATACTTTAAGAATATTCGTAGCTATTCCTTTGATGGATGTATCCAGATTGGGACGATCTCCAAGTCTGGAATAGTCTGTGCGAGCTCAACTATCAATTGCTTCCGACTAGCAGCATCCATACCACGAGGAACAAAGTTTGATACTGTATGCTCCACAAGATAGTAAGCGGACCGCGAGATGATCTGCCGATAGTTCGTGGGATCAACACCATCATCATCCCACTTGTTTACGTCGATATAATCATAGCCGTTTGCTTCTATCAGTTCATCCCATAATCGTTTAGCAAACCCTGAAAACTGGCTGTCGCGGTCACTCATACTAATCTCTCCCCGTGCAAAGGGTGCCCATTGAATGCTGGCTTGCTCTTCTCTAGCCTTGCTTTGAGGGCGCGTATGTGATCATCTGCTGTCAGACCAAGAGTGATCATGAGGCTCGTTAAACACCAGACGCACGCATCTAGCCTATCAGGCGATTTGTCCCCTGGCAGCCAGTTTGTCATCTGATCTTCTAGCTCAGGGAAAGCCCCCACATGCGAGACGCTCCCTTGCTGGTACAAATTGCTAATAGGCTCAGCTCTAAGCATCTTCCCACGAGAGGCACGCACCGCCTCAAAGGGAACATGCTTCATTCCATTCTTGCTAGCCATACCCTTGATAACCGCCTCTACCATCTCACCCCCATAATTGATCTCAGCTACAATACAATCAGCTTCGAAGAGATTGTAGGCTGTAAGCGCTGCCGATGCCCACTCGTTTGGAGTGCCTGTAAGAGAATAATCTGCAAGGACATAGCCACGACCATCTGTGCCTACACCAGCGACAATGATGCCGCACTCAGCAGGCTCCTCTGCCGTTTTATCGCTACTTCCTGGCGGATCTACCCCAACGACAATGCGTTTAAGATCAGGATGGCTAACCAGACGATGATCCTCAATCCATTCCCGTTTCCAGAGAGCACCAGGGTTATCATCTAGGATATCTGCATCAATCTCTTGACGCCCTAGCCTTGTCCCCTCGTATTTACGTATAATCTGTTCAAAGAACGCTGGCGCAAGATTTGTTCTATTCTCATAGGTAGATCCTTTTGTTAAATATGTTGTCGATTGCCTTGCAAGGGTTATCACGAGTTTGCATGGGCGTGGGGTTGTTGTAGCTATTCCTCTTGGATCACTTCCAAGTCGCAAACCAAACATTAACTGATCCCATGCGTCCTCATACTGCCATGCCGCTATTTCATCGCACCAAAAACCATCGTGTTGTGGACCTCTCAAAAGATCTGGTTCATCTGCTGAGTATGTTGTCGCTATTGCACCATTAGGCCATGTCAAGCGGCGTTTTGATGGTTCATACTTTGGCCTGTTCCACGCTGGACAACAGGAGAGAATTCCTGACTCACCCTCAACCATAACGTCGCGAACATCGGCCACTGTGCGCCCAACAAGTGCGAAGCGCCCACGCTTACCTGTCTCCAGTTGACCACGTGTCCATTCCGCACCTGTCTTGGTTTTTCCAAACCCACGCCCTGCAAGGATGAGCCATACTCTCCAATTACCCTCTGGCTCCTTCTGCTTCTCTCTGGCCCAGATAGACCAATCGTAAAGCAAAGCAGCAGCCTGAGCATCCGTGATATCTGCTAATTCAGACTCAGGGATGCAAGCTAGCTGCGATGCTAAATTATCCATGCACTTCCTCTTTACGGAAAGCCGCAAGCTTTGCAAGGAGCAGATCTTTAGCACCAGTGACATCAATGGAGCCCGACACTTCTACACTCTGCTTATCCCTATACTCTGGCATCCTAGACTTTGCGTGAAAAATGAGCAAAGTGTCGCTTTTCTCTTGTATTGTAAGCGGTTGCCCGTCATGGTACACAACCTTGCCAGCAGAGGTCACATAGCGCTTCTCACCAATAATAC